CAACTGGGTGGATGAATGGGGCACGTACAACGCCGACCAAATCCAAGAAATCATCGAGAAGCTTCAGCAGACCAAAGAGGACAACGACAAGTTCGACCTCGTGTTGGCCAACATTTATGCCGACAAGTGCAAGAAGAAGGTGGATGATATCCTCGATGTGCTGAAGGCTGGCAAATGGATGACCGCACAGGAGGCCCTGGAGTACGGTTTCATCGATGAGATTGTAGAAGATGCCGAGGATGGCAAGATGAATTTCGCCGGCCTGACCAACAAAATCAACCGAATGGGCTATCCTTCCCTTCCGGAGAACTTCATGGCTGCGCCCAAAGAAGGATTGTTACAGACTGTGCTGAACAAGGTGCAGAATATTCTCGATGAAATCGGCAAAAATCATTCGAATAAGGTAGAAAATCAGGATAATCAAAATCAAATAAGTATGACAGATAAAAAGGAATTCAACCAGGTGAACGCCATTCTGAAGCGTGAATCGCTTGCCTTCAGCGAAGAGGGTACAGTGATCAACGAGGCAGACATGGCTCTCATCAACAATGCACTGCAGAAGCAGGCAGAGGATAACGAGAACTTGCGCAAGCAGAACGAGGAACTGGCCGAGCAGGTGAAGAATCTGCAGGCGGCTGAAGGCGCTGAATCGCACAAGGTGGACAACGGCGGCGAAGAGCAGCACGATGTGATGGCTGAAGCCAAGGCCTTGTATGACGCTCTCTGACAAATCATAGTGCCATATATTGTTTTGTTATTAGTAATTAATTAGTTAGTTTATGAGTAAAGTAAATTTTACCGCTGAAGACCTGGCCAAGACCGCCATCAAATATCGCCAGCAGTTGCTGATGATGGTTGTGATCGGTCTGGAGCAGACCAAGCAGCACATGACCATTCGACCGGGCATCCGTTACAAGGAGGTAGTCGGCGAACTGACAGGCGGCATCGAACTCGGCCCGTACAGCGAAACTCGTTTGGATGAGTCCGATATCAATGTGGCGAAACGCGAGCTGGAGACCTTCTTCGGTTCGGTGGTCAAGCCTTTCTCTCCCAACAGCGTGTACCAGTCGTTGTGGGGCTCTAGCATCACCAAGGGCGAAGCCCTGAAGGATACCGAAATCACCAAGATGGTGTTGGGTTACTTGATGAAGAAACTCTCCGAGAGCCTGAACAAGGCTATCTGGAAGGCGAAGCGCAAGGAATCGGGCAACACTACCGTGGACCTGTTCAACGGCTTCGATACCATCGCCGAAACGGAAATCGCAGCAGGCACAATCTCAACCGCCAACAAGAACTTGTTCGAGTTTACCGAGAAGATTGACAAGACCAATGCCGTGGATCTGTTGAAGTCCTTCTACCGCTCCGCGGACGATGTGCTGCGCGGTGAAAAGGTGAAGTTGTTCATCTCCAATGACATCTACGATGCCTACGTGGACGACTACCAGAGCACCGTAGGCGCTATCGCGTACAATACACAGTTCGATAAGACCTTCTTGGAGGGCTCTCATAACTTGTGCGAGCTTGTACCGCTGAGCAACAAGGCGGAATCGGGTTTCATCCAGTTGACACCGCAGGCAAACATGCTGATTGGTGTGGACCAGGAATCCGACCTCGAGAATATCACAGTCGAAAAACATGCGGCGTTCATCCTGCAGTTCATCGCCACACTGTTCTTCGGTTGCCAGTATGAATCCATCAACAAGGAGCGACTTCTGGTCGGCAAATTGTTGGCTTAAAAGGTGAATCATGAGTAAATGTAATACTTCTCTCTATAGTTCGCTGGCTTGGTGCGAGGGGCAGACCGTGCTCCCCGGCATCAAGGCAGCGGTTTACTTCATCCCGAAAAGGGATATCGTAACATGGCCCACATTGCCCGCGCTGGGTGACGCTGAAAATATGGCGGCTTTAGCTACCTATAGCGGTAATTTTGTGCTGGCAAGTGATAAGAAGTGGCTGACCATCCAATCTCTCTCCACCAAATCTTCAGTAACCACGGAGACGCAGGGCGAATATCCTTCAGTGACCGCGCTGAACAAGATTACGCTCAAGCATCCGGGCACCGATGAAGAAGCGGCTGGTTTCTGCCGTCAGGCGATGGCTGATGACCTGGTTTTCCTGGTGCAGCAACGCAATGGCAAGTTCCGTGTGATTGGTTCGGAGCAATTCGAATCCACTACCAAGCCCTCACAGGCGTTAGGCGAAGGCAACACGGGCGAGGCAGGCACCACGCTCGAGGTGGAAGCAACGGACGTATGCCCGGCTCCGTTCTATCCTGGCAACATCGAGACCGCAAGCGGTACGATTTCGGGTGAGAACGGTTCTAAAGTAACGCAATCATAGTCCAGTTTTCATAATTCTTAATTTTCTTTTTTCATTGTGATTGTTGTTTGGGGGTGACGGCGTAAGGTCGCCACCCCTTTTTAATTCAAATAAAATGGATAATCAATTAACAGATAGAATCAAGGTGTTTCTCGAGGCAGAGCCAGAGAAGCGCGACCTCCTCGAGGGTGCAATGCTGTTGCTGAAACTCAACCGTAACCGAATCCTCTATAACAACATCATCCGCCGGCCGGACAAATTCGCCGACAAGTTGGTGTACGAACTCAAAAAATACTACCGCATCCGGCTGGATAGCATGACCGTGGAGGATGTGGTTCGCATGGATCGCGCCGTGGTCCCGGCCGCTAAAGCGACCATCGAGGCAGGCGCTCCGGTGATTGATGCCGATGGCGATACGCCCCAGGAGGCCGAAGTGGCCCGCGGCAAGCGTGAGGATCACGATACCTTGCCTACAGAAATCCAACAGTTGTGGACCGACAATGCCGAACTCTACTTCAAGATCAAGTCACTCTTCGAGCAGTTGAAAACGATGGAGGCCGCACCGTCATGCGACCGATATGAATACCTGGTGCAACTGAAGGAGGCCGATGCGAAGTATCGCGAGAACATGCGAATCTACGACAGTTACAAGGAGGGTGACGAGGTTTCACTGGCCGACCCGGATGCAATGGCCAAGAAGATCAACGCGGCACGCAAGTACATTTCCTCCAACAAGGCAGCGCTGGCCGAACTTCGAGAGAGCGATCCCGAGAAGTATGCTACCTTGCTGGCGAAAGTGCAGGAACGAATTGAGCTGCTGAAACTGCTGGGCGCGAACATCGAGCAGGCACAGGCGGATGAATTGACCGAGTTAGGCCTGACCGTATGAGCCGTAAACTGGTAGACGATATCATCCGGCCCATCGAGCGGAACCCGCTGCAGGCGTACCTCGACAACCGCATACAACTCTTCGATGTGATTGAGAAAATCCTTCAGGAGACGGGACCGGCGAAAGTATACATCTCCACCTTCTCCACGTCCGAGGAATTTCTGCGGCGCATCTACCGCCTGAAAAAGGAGGGGCTGATTCTCCGGTCCGCCATGCTGGCGGATTTGAAAGCCAGCCGCAAGACGGTGATTCTCTACTCGTTGATTTCAAATACTTTCGATGAGTGTTACTTAGCTGAAAACCACAGCAAGGTAATTCTCATCGAAAACTCGCGCTTCCGCGTCTCGATCTGTACCAGTCAGAACCAAACCCGAGGTAACCGCACCGAATCGGGCATGATTAGCACGGATCCGGCGATATATGAAACGCTGCTGCAGCAGTTCAAAGAGATCATCAACCAAAAAGCAATATTACTGGATGGACTTTTCAACGGAACAGATATGCAAGGTGGAGGAACTCGCTAAGTTCCTGACGCCGTTGTCAGAGATGGCCGTCCTCATGGACGTGCCGTTGGACGACTTGCGCCTGGCGGTCCGTTACCGCAACAGCGCCGTCAGCCGTGCCTACTACCGGGCGAAAGCGGAAACTTCGCTGGCGCTGCGCAAACAGGAGATTGAATTGGCCAACGTGGGCTCACCGCTAGCGGTGCAACTGACCACGGCCTACATGGTTACAATGGATTCAGACGAAGATTTATAATGGCTATACCAGCGACTATCGACATTTGTGAGAAATACCTTTTTGCTGACGTCAGCGAAATGGTGGAGGAAGGGGTCCCGGAGATTATCCAGAAGCGACTGCTGCGACTGCGCGACCTCTACAACTACTGGATTTCTTTCCCCTCCAAGAAGGATATGGAAATGGCGGAAGAGGACATGCGGAGAAACGGCATCGGCAAGTCAGCGGCCTACGAGGATGTACGGATCCTGAAGAAGCTGCTGGGCAACTTTGCCAAAACCACGAAGGATTATCACCGCTACAAATTCACGCTCATGATCGAGGAATCCTTCCAGATGGCGAAGCGAACCAAGGATGCGAAGGCGATGGCCAGCGCCGCCAACTTCTATGCGAAATATACCCAGTTGGACAAGGAAGATTCGGTGGAGCGAGGCTATGACCAAATCGTCATCCAACCCTTCGAGCCGACCGATGACCCGACCGTGCTGGGGCTGAAACCTATCCCCAATCTGCGTGAGAAAATTGCCCGCAAAATCAAGCAATATTGGACCGAAGATGTGGAGGAAGTCACCTTTGAGGATGCAGAATTCAATGAGGATAAGATATTCGGAACCAGCATTATAAACGATTCTGTTTAAAGTAATACTTCAATGAGACAATACTTCAACGACCCGCAGCAGGAAGTGATGTTTACGGGGGCCAAAGACAATGTGATTGTGGGTGGACGTGGTATCGGGAAGGGCCTGATACAGGCCTCGTGGAACCTGAGGAATTTCCAACGGATGCCGGGTTCCTGCTCGGGCATCGTGGGTGTGAACGGCAAGCGAGTGCTCACCAATACCTTGCCCTCCATGCTTATCCACTGGGAAAACTGGGGGTACAAGCGCGATGTGCACTGGTGCATCGGACGCCGACCGCCCGAGTCCTGGGGATGGGGAAGGCCTTTCTTCGAGCCGCAGAGTTACGACAATGTGCTATCCTTCTACAACGGAAGCATCGGTTTCATTATCTCGCAGGACCGGGCAGGTACTTCCAACTCCCAATCCTATGACGCCATCACAGTGGACGAGGCGAAATTCATCGACTTCGAGCAGCTGAACAACGAGACACTGCAGGCGAACCGAGGAAACAAGATGCACTTCGGACAACATTACTTCCACCACGGCATGTTGATCACCTCCGATATGCCCGTCACGAAGAAAGGAAGTTGGTTCATGAACTACAAATCGAAATGCGATCCCGAACTCATCGAGACCATCCAGGCCATGGTACACGAAGTGTGGAAGATTAAGAAGCGTATCCGCGAAGACATCGCCGCCGGCGCCAAACCGCCCGAATACCTGCGCAACCACCTGCGTACACTCAACCGCGATATGTGCCGCCTGCGATCGGTGGCGCTGCTCTACCGCGAGTATTCATCCATCTGGAACATGCAAGTGCTGGGCGAGAAAT